GTATGATTAGACCCTTTGTGCTTGCCTTCCACAAGCAGAACTCGGGTGTATCACACCACAGGACATTTGCACCCTTGATATGCCACAAGGATGCCGATGTCTTTTTTATTGAGAAGATAACGGACATTGACCCCGAGATGTGGCCTAAAGTCACTCACATCTTTGCAAGCCGTGCATTCCCTGTTGAGCCGTTTGAGGACTTTGTAAAGCTCTGCCGCAAGGAGGGCATCAAGCTAATCGTTGATAACGATGATTGGTGGGTGCTGCCTCCTACCCATCCTCTGCAAGGCTTGTACGTTGAACAGATGAGAACTCGCATCGTGCGCTCTATGAAAGCAGCAGATGAGGTATGGGTGACAAACAAGCACCTTGCCTCAAAGGTCAAGAAGTACAATAGCAACATCCGAATCATCCCCAATGCCATCAGCGTACCAACGTGGCAGGTAGAGAGAGAGCTAACCGAAGAAGTACGCTTCGGGTATATCGGAGGCAACCACCACGCAGCAGACGTAAAGGAGTCCACGATCAACCTTGAAGGCTATCAAGGGTATGTGGCAGAGGTAGATGGCTACCCCGATATTATGAAGGCAAGCCATAGGCTGCCAACGATGCCACCAACACACTACCACAAGCTCTACGAGTTCTTTGATGTAAGCCTCGTACCGCTAACAACATCAGAGTTTGCCAAGTGCAAGTCGCACCTAAAGATGTTGGAGGCAGGGTTTAGCAAATGCGCTTTGATAGTGAGCAACACACAACCCTATTCACCTTATATCAATAAAGAGAACTGCATTGCCATCAAGCACCCAAGCGAATGGTCAGGAGCAATCAAGAGGCTAAAAGAAAACCCTAACCAAGTGGCTGACCTAACGGAATCGTTATACGAGTATGTGCAGGACTTCACGATGGATAAGATAAACGAACTCCGATGCTTTACATAGTCACCCCCTGCTCACGCCCTCATAACCTCGTAAGGCTAAAACAACACATCCCTGCCTATGCAACGTGGGTGGTGATGATAGACGCAAATTGCGACTTCAAGGGAGCAACAGGCGCAAACATAACCCACTACTCTACACGCACGGGAGATATGGGCAACCCCCTACGCAATGAGTTCCTTGAATTGTATGCTGACTCCTTTACCAAAGAGGATTGGGTTTACTATTTGGATGATGACAATATCTTGCACCCAAAGTTCATTGAGGAGTGGAACAACCTAAACGGACTTGACTGCTCAATCGTAACGTGGGGGCAGGTAGGCAGGCTACGCCCTACCGACCAACCACAAGTCGGCAACATAGACACCGCCTGTTATATGTTTAAGCCCCACGACCTACCCAACCTGCGCTTTGAGATGGCCTATGAGGCCGATGGTATCTTTGCAAGTGAAGCGGCAAGGCTCGGTACACTTATCTGCGTAGAGCAGTACCTTTGCTATTACAACGCGCTAAAATGAAAACGAGCAAACAAATAGACGGGTGGTTCAACCACCAAGCAGCATACGACTACCTACTTGCCAATATGCCCGAAGACGGCACGTTCGTAGAGTTGGGGGCTTGGCTCGGTAAGTCATCAGCCTACCTCTGTGACAAGGCCACCCATCAAAATGTCACAATCATAGATTCTTGGAAAGGCTCACCTAACGAACTCACCACCACCCACAAGCTCGCAACGGAGGTAGACATCTACGACCTGTTCTTGATGAATATGGGAGACCGTAAGTACAAGGCCATCAAAGCAACATCCAAAGCAGCATCAAAGAAGTTTGCCAACGAATCCCTTGACGTGGTATTCATAGACCTAACCCATACCTATGAAGCGGTAAAGGAAGACATCAAGCTATGGCTGCCCAAAGTAAAGAAGGGAGGCTTCATCGCAGGAGATGACTACCACGAACATTGGAAGGGTGTAATCCAAGCCGTTGATGAACTGCTGCCTCGTGCTACGTTCATAGATGACTGTTGGATTTACCAAAGGTGAAAAACCACACAAAGGTCTATCTCAAAGGGATGGGCTACTCCACAACTGACTTCATCCCCTGCGAGGTATGTCAAGGCCAAGCCGTAGACATCCACCACATAGAGTCAAGAGGAATGGGTGGAAGCAAAATTGCTGATACCATAGAAAATCTGATGGCTCTATGCCGTAATTGCCATGTTGCCTATGGTGACATCAAAGAATTTAAGGAGCGACTTAAAGCAACACACAATCACCACCTCGCAAAAAGGGTTATTTAGATACAACCGAAAATAACGGAACTGAACGGATATGAAAGATGACAAAGGCAGGTTCATAGCAGGCAACACAGGAAGGCCAAGCGGAACACCAAACAAGACCACCAACAAAATCAGAGAGGCATTCCAAAACCTCATAGAAGCCAACCTTGAGAATATGACCCTATGGCTCACCCAAGTTGCTGCTGATGACCCAAAGGGCGCACTTGACCTGTTGAACAAGATGGCAGAGTACACGACCCCCAAACTCGCAAGGGTGGAGAACTCACACGAGGTATCGGATGAGCTAACGAAAATCAAGGTAGAGATTGTCCGAGCTAAACCTAAAGAGTAGCGAACTCTTTGAGAAGAACTACACCGCACCAACTCGGATAGTAGTCAATCAAGGCGGCAGCCGAAGCGGTAAGACCTACTCGCTTTTGCAGATGCTCATCGTGATGGCGATGGAGGATAGAGGCAAGGTGTATTCTATCGTGCGTAAGTCGCTGCCGTCTCTGAAGATGACGGCCTATCGTGACTTCTTTGAGATTCTAAATGCCAACGGTCTCTATGATGAGGCACGGCATAACAAGAGCGACTACACCTACGAGCTGAATGGTAACCTCTTTGAGTTCATCAGCCTTGACCAACCGCAGAAGAAACGAGGAGCAAGACGTGACTACCTATTCTGCAACGAGGCCAACGAGCTTACTTGGGAGGATTTCTTTCAGTTGTTGATTCGTACCACAGGCAAGATATGGGTTGACTACAACCCCTCTGATGCATTCCATTGGATTTACGATAAGTTGCTGACTCGTGATGACGTAACGTACATCCAATCCACATACCTTGACAATCCGTTCTTGGATGCCTCAATCGTGGAGGAGATAGAGAGGCTGCAACATACGGACAATGACTATTGGAGAATCTACGGACTCGGAGAACGTGGGATGAGCAGAGCCACCATCTTCCAATACGGGCAGGCAGAGATACCAAGCGATGCCACGCTCCTATGTCACGGGATGGACTTTGGGTACACCAACGACCCCACCGCACTTGTGGCAGTTTACAAGTCGGGTGACAATCTTTATGTGGATGAGTTGATTTACCGCACGGGGATGACCAACCCCGACATCAGTAACGTATTGAAATCCCTAAACCTTGATAGGCGCACGGAGATATATGCTGACTCTGCGGAGCCTAAAAGTATTGAGGAGCTGCATCGTATGGGATGGAACGTGAAACCCACGCAGAAGGGCGCAGATAGCGTCATAGTGGGTATTGACGTACTAAAGCGGCACAAGCTATTCGTAACACCACGAAGCAGCAACCTAATCAAGGAACTTCAGAACTACAAATGGGTAGAAGACAAGAACGGCAACCTGCTCAACAAACCGATAGATGCATTCAACCACGCCATTGATGCGCTGCGCTATGCGACCTACAACAAGTTGAGCAGACCTAACTTTGGCAGGTATGCCATACGCTAAAACTAAAAGGTTATTTTAATAATGGAACTAAAGGTAATTGTACCCACCGCCCTGTCGGAGATAACGCTTGACCAATACCAACGCTTTGCGAGGCTTGAGGGCGATGAGGAGTTCTTGACCCACAAGATGCTTGAGATATTCTGCGGAGTGCCTCTTGCCAATCTTCCCAACGTACGCATCAAAGACGTGAGCCATATCAGCAAGCACATTAGTGCGATGATAAACGAGAAGCCAAGCCTCACGCCAACCTTCACGATGGGGGACACGAAGTACGGGTTTATCCCTGAACTTGACAATATCACCTATGGTGAGTTCGTTGACCTTGATGGCTACCTGCAAGACGTACAAGACCTGCACAAAGCGATGGCGGTATTGTATCGCCCTATCACAAGCGAGGTCAAGCATCGGTATCTGATAGAGCCGTATGAGGGCGCAGGCAAGTACTCGGAGCAGATGAAGCAAGCCCCGATGAGTGTTGCTATGGGCGCAACGCTTTTTTTTTGGCATTTAGGGAACGAATTACTGCAAGCTATGCTGACCTCTTTGGAGGCGAAGAGTCAAACGAATACTCCAAGCAAGGACAATTCGCCAAGCAATGGGGATGGTATGCAACAATCTATCAACTCGCTAAGGGAGACATTAGGCAGTTTGAGTCAATTACACAACTTCCCATCCACCAATGCCTACACTTCCTCACTTTTGAAAAGCAAAAGCAAGAGGTTGAAAACGACCTAATAAAAAAGTCAATAAAATGAGACAGTTCTACGACATCACCACCAAGCTGAAAGATACCCTTGAGGCGCATAGCCAAGTCAACGTGGTAACGACAGGGGATATTTTTGACATAGACCTAAACAAGCAGACCATCTTCCCCTTGAGTCACATCATCATCAACCAAGCAACATTTGATGGACAGATAGTCCGTATGAATGTAAGCCTTGTTTGTATGGACTTGGTAGATGAGACCAAAGAGAACCCACGCTTGCAGGCAGAGCCGTTCTACGGCACGAGCAACGAGCAGAATATCTTGAACACGCAGCTCGCAGTCATCAACGATGTCATCACAGAACTACGCAGGGGGACTCTGTACACCGACCTTTATCAGTTAGATGGTACTGCTTCTTGTGTTCCCTTTAGCGAGAGGTTTGAGAACCTGCTTGCAGGGTGGACTGCAACCTTTGACGTGCTGCTTGCAAACACCGAGATAAGCGTTTGTTAAAATGGCACGGGAGGACTTGATTGCTGCGGTACTTATTAAGTTTGGCAAATATGTCATTCAACAGGCGAGGAGTAATCTCACCAAAGGCAAGCACAACTTCAACAAGACCCTTTACAATTCACTTCGGTATAGCGTGTACTACTCAAATGATAAGTTCTCAATGAGTTTCTTTATGGAGGACTATGGTGAGTTCCAAGACAAAGGAGTAAAGGGCGCAGGAGGCACAAGAAAGACCACAAGCGCATTTAAGAGAACAAATAACAAAGGCAAGATTTGGAAGCAGAAAGCACCGAATAGTCCATTTGCCTACAAGGACAAGAAGCCTCCTGTATCTGCATTCAAGGCTTGGGCAGAGAGCAAGGGGCTGAATCCGTTTGCAGTCCGTGAGTCCGTATTTCGGCAGGGTATCACTCCAACTAAGTTCTTTAGCACTCCATTTAATATCGCAATCAATAAGCTGCCACCCGAAATTGCTAACGCAATAAAAAATAGTTTCTAAAAAATGAGTACACCTACTTTATCACGCCCTGCAAGCTTATCAATGGCTCGTAGCCCTTTGTTTATCACGGGCAAGAATAACGCCCTTGCTGCTGACCAACTTGATGAGATGGACTTGTCGTTGTATATTTATTCAGGAGCAAAGACATTACCTGCAACGGCAAACTACGTTCTAAACAAGTCCTACTCCATAAACGAGGTAATCAACTACGAAATCAGCGACCTTGTGCGTTCGGAGTTCTACCACGACTTTAGCGTATGGGATGACATAGGCTATACGCAGAGTCCACAGGGTGAAGTATTGTGGGTTGCGCCTCTTGGTGAATGGACATTTTCTAATAATGGAGCCGCCCCTGACACGGCCATTTGGTCAGGCAATAACGCTCAAGCATTTATCGCAACCGATGGGTGGGCTACTCGCAACAACATTGCTCCTGTGGCAGTAAGCCAAGCCCTGCTTGCCACGCCACGCAATCGGCAGGTGCTTGTCGGCAACTACGAATCCCTTGCAATCAACAATAGCGCAGCTAATGCTTTGGGTTCAATCCGCATCACTTGGCAAAGTGGGACTTCTGAACTACTTACAACCACAGGCGGTGGCACAACACCTCCCGACCCTACAAGCAACAACACACAAGACCTTGTGATTTACGCAGGCGTAGGCCCTGCAAACCTTGAGGCTAATAACGAACTGCCAAGCAGGGTAAAGCCAAGCGCTCAACCCAATGGTGGTGTGGGCAGTTACTACGATGTGATTCTATTAAATAACGCTGAATCGCCTGTTGAAATTACGCGTGTACGCTATTATGTAATCTGCGAACCCAAGTACGACCCTGTGCAGGTGGCGTTCATCAACCGCTTTGGCGTTGCTGACTTCATCACCTTCTTCAAGCGCAGCGATGAGCGTGGTAACTTCACGCAGGACTCCTACCAAAAGAGCATCTACAACGATGGCTTCACCACCCCGTCTTTGGAGATAGGCAAGTACCAATCCTTCAACGTGAACTCTCGCAACACTCTAACCCTAAACACAGGGTTCGTTGACCAAAACTACGATGAAACGATTGAGGACATTTTGATGAGCGAGTATGTTGCGGTATATACCAATAGTAATTGGGTAAGTGCAGTTCCGAATCGTGGAACCATAGAATACCAAAAGAGCGTGAACACAAAGCTTATCAATTACACCATGTCCTTTGACTTCGGATTTGATGAGCGCAGTTTGGTACGATGAACAAGGTTGATATTTACGTCAATGGCTTCCGCCTTGACATCTTTGATGATGAGGAGATAAGCATCAACCTCTCGGTGCAGAACGTGCAGGACATCAGCAAGGTGTTTACGGACTTTACGCAGGGGTTTACTATTCCTGCAAGCCCACGCAACAACGAGATACTTCAGCACTACTACAACGCTAATATCACAAGCTCCGTTATCACTACGGAGGTAGGAGGCTCACCTGTATGGAATAGCATAGGCATCACTTGGAATACCTTTAACACGGTTTGGAACGCAGGTGCAACAACCACAAGTGCTGCTAATACTTTTGATGGTAGGCTACGGCAACCCGCAAGAATTGAAATAAACTCCTTGCCATTCCGCACGGGGGTGATTGAGGTAGAGAACGTGCAGCTAAAAGGCACAGAGCCGTATGCTTACACCTTGACGTTCTATGGGGAGGTTGTAACGCTTACGGACTTGTTTGGCGAGGATTACTTATATGACCTTGATTTTAGTTACTTTGACCACCCCTATACCGATGAGGCAATCTATGACAGGCTGACCACCGACACACACGCTCCGTTGTTTTACCCGTTATGCAGCCCTGTGAAGAATTGGTACTATCAAAGCGCAGGCGGTGCGGGTGCTGATAATGTAAACAACATTGCTTATAGAACAGGTGGAGAGGGTGAGGGAAGCCAAGACAGAAGGGGCATCCGTTACTTTGAACTGAAGCCTGCTTTAAAGGTTTACGCTATTTTAGAAAGCATTGGAACAAAGTACGGCATCACCTTTACAGGTACGTTTGTAAACTCCGTGCCATTCAAAGACCTATCGTTATGGCTGCATCGTAAGGAAGGGTATATGTACCAAAATCAACCTAACGCAGTAACCTATCAGAAAATAAACTTTCAAACAAGAACGGGTACTCATTTTGACCTTGACAATGATACTTTTGACATAACTGCTGACGGAAAGTATAATTTCACCGTTTTTGTCAATACATTGAGCGTAGAGGCTAATGTTGGATTATTTGTAAATGGAGCATATCGGTCATCGGTTGTACTGCCAACCATTGCCGCAGGCAACCTTGTTTCATTACAAGGATTTGATTGCCGTGCAGGTGATAGGGTTTCGTTAAGAATTAAACCCAATCAAAATTCAACGGCTCTCACCTACCGCTTTACATCGTGGCAAGCAACTTTATTCCCGTCTACTATAATAGGCACTGCCTCAATGACCTCATCCGCTACCATCACGGCAACGGTGAGAGTGTCGGAATTGATGCCCGAAATAAAAATCAAGGACTTCGTTGCAGGAGTTCTGAAGATGTACAATATGGTAATCGTGCCAACCACGACTAACACCTTCCTGCTTCAGCCGTTGGAGGATTGGTACGCAGCAGGAACCGATAAAGACTTCCAAGACTATTTAGACATCACGGAGTACACGATAGACCGCCCACCGCTATACAAGGAGATAGAATTTAAATATCAGCCAACAGAGCAGATACTCGGATTCCAATACCAACAAACAAACAATGTAGGTTTCGGTGATTTAAACACGACCTTTACTTTTGATGGTGAGGAGCTGCTTATTGAAGTGCCGTTTGAATGCCCGTTGTTTGAGAGGCTGACAGACCGACACGATGATACGCTAACCAACGTACTCGTGTACAAAAGCATTACAAGCGATGCAAATGAGGATGGCACGTTTAACCCATACTTAGGCGCACCTATTTTATTCTACGGCTACTTTGATAATTACGACTTAAGTGAGAACCCGATAGGATTTGTAAACTTGGATGGTACTCACGAGCGAGTTGACATCGCTTGGTATGCCAATACCTCAAACCGATACTCAAGCGCAGCAGCCTCAAACTCTATTTGCTTTGGAGGGGACATAGACCCCTTCCATTTTGAATCGGTAACTCAAAGCCTTTACTTTAACGAGTATTTTAACTACATCACCGACCTATACGCCAAGAGCCGCAGGGTGTACAATGTAGAAGCGGTATTGCCCATCGGTAAGATTATCACGCTGAACCTTCAGAATGCAATCATTTGGAACAACACCAAGTACATCATAAACAACGTCAACCTAAATATGACCACAGGCAAAGCATCATTTGAACTTCTCAACGTAGTATGAAGACAGGATATTTAAGTTATTTAATTGAAATACTAAACTCGGATGAGTGGCTTGGAGCAGGTGATTGCGTTGAAATTGCCAAAGGCAAGAACAAACTACCCGAAGGATGGAACGAATATATTAAGCTACAATGGCGGCAGTTGAAATAATTGAGATTAAAGGGGATGCTACATCCGCGATCGCTGCGCTTAAAGCCGTAGGGATAGAGGCTGACAAGACGCAGGCCAAAGCCAAAGAGAGCAACGATGCCATCAAAGATGGCCTTGAGGCACTTGACAAGCGCACAGGTGGTGCCGTCTCAGCGTTCAAGAGCTTACAGAGTGGTATTGGTGGGGCGGTAAAGTCCTTTGGTACACTCAAGGGTGCAATCATTGCTACGGGATTGGGTGCGCTGCTTGTCGCAGTAACATCGCTTGTCACTTACTTTAAGAACACCGAACGTGGTGGTGATGCATTAGCGGTTGTTATGGGCGCACTTGGTGCAGTCGTTGGCAAGCTGACGGATGTACTCGTTAAACTTGGAGAAGCATTATTTAAGACCTTCAGCGACCCGAAGCAAGCATTGATTGACTTTGGCAACGCCCTCAAAGAAAACATTTTTAACCGAGTTGAAGGTTTGCTTGAGCTGCTTCCTGCTTTGGGTAAAGCAATCAGTCTTGCGTTAAAGGGTGAGTTCTCCGCAGCAGCGAAGACCGCTGCCGATGCAGCAGGCAAGGTTGCGCTTGGAGTTGAGAACGTCACCGACAAGGTTGCAGGTGCAGTCAATGCAATCGGTGAACTCGGCAAGTCAGCAATAGCAGCAGCCAAAGAGGGAGCAAGAGTCGCAGGATTATTAAATGACGTAGAAGATGCAGAACGTGCGCTAATCGTACAACGTGCAAAGGCCAACAAGCAAATTGCAGAGGCACGATTCATTGCTGATGACCTAACCAAAAGCACAGAAGAACGTATCGCTGCGGTAGAGAAAGCAGGAGCGTTAGAAGAAGAAGTGGCGGCAAAAGAAGTAGCAAACCAAAAGTTGAGGCTTTCAGCTCTTAAAGCGCAGTCAAGAATATCGGAGGTAAACGAGGAGCAGTTGGTAGCCATTGCAGAGGCAGAGGCTCGTGTTTTGGAGTTAGAGCAGGCGAGCATCGCTCGCAAGCGCAGGCTTGGTACTGAAGTAAAGGGATTAAGGGCAGAGGAGAAAGCAGCAGCCGATGAGAAGATAAAAGCCGAAGAAGCCTTTGCAGCATTGCAGGAGAAAGCATTATCAGACTTTGATTTGCAGCAGAGCGCATCATTGGATAAGGCATACGAGATGCTACTCACCGACCAACAACGTGAGATAAACGCAGTTCGTGATAAGTACTTTGCCCTGCTTCAGTTGGATGAACTATCGGCAGAGCAGAGACTTGCTCTTGAGGAGAAGCAGTCAGCAGAGATTGTTGCTATCACAAAAAAGACAACGGATGCTCAAACGGCATTGGAGAAGGCGGCACAAGATGCAAAGGCCGCAATGGTTAATCAATCCATTGATGCGGTACAGGGTGCGCTTGGTGCATTATTCAAGAATAGCAAAGCCGTAGCATCAGCAAATGTGCTTATAGATGCAGCGCAAGCAGCAGTCGGAATCTTCAAGAATAGCACCTCCCTACCCGAACCATTTGGCTCTATCAATCGTGGTATTCAGTTGGCAGCACTTGCAGCAACAACCGTTGCATCAATTCGTGACATTAACCGAGCGCAGCCTACGGGAGGCGGCTCAACGCCATCAACACCTACATCTACCCCTACTGCGCCATCACAACCACCGCAGTTTAACATCGTAGGACAGGGTGGTGTGAACCAACTTGCACAGAGCATAGGAGGTCAGTTCAACCAACCCATCCGTGCATACGTTGTGGGTGGTGACGTAACGACCTCGCAACAACTACAACGCCAAAGAGTAAGAACCGCAACATTCGGATGATGAAACTAATTGAACTTATACTTGATGAAACGATGCTCCTCACGGGCATTGATGCAATATCCCTTGTAGAATATCCTGCTATTGAGGAGGACTTTATTGCGCTCAACTCACAAAGGGTTGAGTTTGCCACGCAGAGCGATGAGAAGCGCATCCTTATGGGGGCAGCACTCGTACCTAACAAACCTATCTACCGAGCCGAAGGGCAAGAGGAGTTCTACGTTTACTTTAGCGAAGCCACCATCCGCAAAGCAAGCGAGATGTTCTTTCAGAAGTCCAAGCAGAACAACGCTACGCTTGAACACGAGGTAGGCATCAACGGCCTCACGGTTGTAGAGTCTTGGATTATTGAAGATGACGTACATGACAAGAGCAAGAAGTACGGTTTTGATTTGCCCGTAGGCACTTGGATGGTATCTATGAAAGTCAACAACCCTGAGATTTGGACAAACTTTGTCAAGACGGGAAAGGTCAAAGGCTTCTCTATTGAGGGGTACTTCGTGGACAAGCTAAACCTTGCCAAGCAAGAGATGGCACAGATAGAGGAGCAAGAAGCAGCGTTGATGCTTGCACAGATTGTCGCTATCATAAAAAGGGATGGTCGTAAGAAGTCGGGAACACGCACCGAGATGGCCTCGTATTCTGACTACCCTGATGCGGTAAAGAACAACGCCAAGCGTGGCATTGAACTAAACGAGAAGAACGGCAACAAGTGCGCTACTCCTGTTGGTAAGGTAAGGGCGCAGCAGCTCGCACAAGGCAAGCCCGTATCTGTTGAGACCATCACACGGATGTACTCGTATCTATCAAGAGCCGAAGAATACTACGATGAAAGCAATAGCGAAGCCTGCGGTACAATATCATTCCTGCTATGGGGAGGTCTTGCAGGTAAGCGTTGGGCAGAATCCAAACTCAAGGAACTCGGCAAGATAGACCTTGCAGTAGGAGTACCCCATTACACCGCAGATGGCAAACTCTACACAGGCCCAACTCACAAGGATGCTGATGGCAGACTGATGACGGGTGCAACCCATACAGAAGATAGCGAATACCTATACCATAAAGAAGACCTAAAGAATGTATAGACCAATGAAACTCCCTGTTGCGTCACCGAGAGGTGGCAGGCGTGGATGCTTGTGCAAAGACAATACCTACAAGTCCAACTGCTGCGATGGCACTATCCAAGCGCAAGGGATAGGCTCTTTAGTGGGTCAAGGCATAAGCGTGAAGATACGAGGCGAGGAATGGCAGACCATCAACACACGATGGGAGTCCACAAATACTCTATGGCAAGACCTATAAAAATGTTACAAATAATCAAAACCCCTTTAATTAGTTAGATATGAAAGCAAACAATATCCTAAACCGCATCCTTGCCGAACTGTCCTCCATCCGCGAGGTTAAGTTTGAGCAAATGACACTTGAGAACGGAGCCGTTCTTGAGGCAGAATCATTTGAAGCAGGTAACGAAGTCTTTGTCATTAGTGGCGATGACCGAGTTGCTGCTCCTGTTGGCGAACACCTCCTTGAAGATGGTCGTGTACTCGTTATCACCGAAGAAGGCGTAATCGCTGAAATCAAAGAAGCTGCTGCCGAAGCAGAGGAAGTAGAAGTTGAGGTTGAGGCCGCAGCACCTACCGAACTTGCAGAGGAAGTAGAAGAAGCTCCTGCGGTTGTTGCAATCATTGAGAAAGTTCTTGAGGAGATTGCAATGATGCGTGAGGAGATGAAGGGAATGCGTGAGGAGATGGGCGGCTACGCCAAGAAGGAGGAGATGGCTGCGGTTAAAGCAGAACTATCTGCCGCACCTGCTGCGAAGCCCATCAAACACAACCCCGAAACAAAGCAAGTCCAAAAGATGAGTTCAAACCGCCCCGAAAAGACGATTGACCGAGTCCTTGCACGAATGAATAAATAACATAAATAACTGAAAATCAAATGGCTACGACCACATCGATAACCACAAATTACGCGGGGCAATACGCCTCAAAGTACATTTCTGCTGCTCTTTTGAGCGCAAACACGCTTGACAAAGGACTCATTGAGATTCTTCCAAACGTAAACTACCGCACCACACTTCAGAAGGTTAACACCGATTCTATTGTGCGAGATGCGAGCTGCGATTTTGATGCAACTTCTACCTTGACTTTGACCGACCGCATCCTTGAGGTTGAGCCATTCCAAGTGAACTTGCAGCTTTGCAAGAAAGACTACTACGATTCTTGGATTGGTGGTCAGATGGGCTTCTCTGCTTACGATAGCATCCCTGCTTCTTTCGCTGATTTCTTGATTGCTCACGTTGCTGCAAAGACTGCCCAAAAGATTGAGCAGAACATTTGGAACGGAACTGCTGCTTCAGCAGGTGAGTTCAGCGGATTCCTTTCTTTGATGACTGCTGATTCTGACGTTATTGACGTAACCGCTACAACCGTGACGGCTGCCAATGTCGTGACAGAGCTCGGGAAAGTTGCTGATGCTATCCCGTCTGCCCTTTACGGCAAGGAGGACTTGACCATCTACGTTCCACAAAACGTAGCGAAGGCTTATGTCCGCGCTCTTGGTGGATTCGGAACTTCAGGTCTTGGAGCGAATGGTGTTGACAACAAAGGCACAATGTGGTACGGCAACGGAGACTTGTTCTTTGACGGCATCCGCGTTGCTATGGCAAACGGTCTTCCTTCAAACAAGATGGTTGCTGCTCAAGCTTCAAACCTATTCTTCGGAACAGGTCTTTTGAACGAGCGTAACGAAGTTCGCGTTCTTGATATGGCTGACCTTGATGGTTCAGACAATATCCGCGTAATCCTTCGCTTCTTCGCAGGAGTTCAGTACGGTATCGGTTCAGACGTAGTTCTTTACTCGTAATCCGAGCTAATGTAAATCAAGAGGGGGCTTGGGCTATGTCCTCGCCCTCTTTTTTAATTCCAATAAAACAAAAAAACAATGGCTTGTGATTTAACTAAAGGCAGGGCAGTACCCTGTAAAGACGTAGTAGGTGGCATTTATGCCGTGTACTTTGTAGACTTCGGTGACTTGGGTACGGTAACCCTCACCAACGATGAGATTACCAACATCAGTGGTACTTTCTCTGCTTATCAATATCTTGTAAAAGGCAACTCATCTTTTGAGCAGACCTTTAACTCAAGCCGTGAGAATGGTACTACCTTCTTCACGCAAACTTTGAATTTGACGTTGACCAAACTGACAAAGGAGGACAACAAAGAATTGAAGTTGCTTGCTTATGGTCGGCCTTACGTTGTGGTGCAAGACTACAACGGCAACGCCTTTATGATGGGTCTGAACTACGGAGCCGAAGTAACAGGTGGAACGATTGTAACGGGTGCCGCAATGGGTGACCTATCGGGCTATACCTTGACAATGGAGGGACAGGAGCAACTTCCTGCCAACTTCATCGCAGGTGCTACCGTTGCCAATCCATTCGCAGGACTTGCAGGTGCAGTTGAAACGATTGTAGTGGGTTCTAACTCGTAACCTACCGCAAGGCAGAATAGTTGAAGGGGCGTAAGCCCCTTTTCTATTTTCAAACAAATCCAAAGTAAAAGGTTATTTATTTAAGATGCATATCCTTCAAGTATCAGCCTCGCCACAAGCAATAGTAATCATACCACGCACATTCCCTGCGAGCGTTACGATTGCGCTGATTGATGAATCAACAAACACCACCGCAACACCTGCGGTTACGGCTGCCTCTGCTAATGGTTTTATGACCCTTACAGGCACGTTTAGCCTTGTGAACAATAGATTCTATGGCTTGAAGGTATTCGCATCGGGAAATCTAATATATCGGGACAGGGTATTCGTAACTTCGCAAACAGACTACGAGAAATTTACGGTGAACCAAAACGTCTACACCGAAGAAACAAGCTATGACAATGAGTACATCATCATCTAAAGTCCACGTTGTGAACTTCAGTTCCTATACCACACCTGTCGTTAAAGAGGTGCAGGGTAAGGACTACGTTGAATACGGAGACAACAACGACTACTTCGGCTATCTGATTGACAGGTACAACGGCTCACCAACCAACAACGCTATCCTCAACTCCTTGATGGATATGACCTTCGGTAAGGGCTTGGATGCTACGGACTCTGCCAAGAAGCCGAGCGAGTACGCAGCGATGCGTGGCTTGTTCACGAAAGCCTGCTTGCAGAAGGTGGTTGCTGATTATGTGATGATGGGGCAATGCTCTTTTCAGGTGGTGTACTCCCAAGACCACAATATGATAGTAGAGGTGCAGCACATCCCCGTAGAGACGTTGAGAGCCGCAAGGTGCAACGAAGACGGTGAGGTTGAGGCTTACTACTACGCAAAGGATTGGAATGCGGTGAGCAGCAGAAAAGAAACTGCGGTACGCATCCCTGCATTTGGCACAAGCAAAGAGGGGTTGGAGATATTGTACATCAAGCCCTACCGAGCAGGATTCTATTACTACTCACCCGTTGACTATCAAGGCGGCCTGCCATACGCAGAACTTGAGGAGGAGATTGCCAACTACCACATCAACAACATTCAGAACGGTCTTGCTCCTTCCATGTTGATTAACTTCAACAACGGAGTCCCAAGTGAGGAGGAGCGCAGAAGCATAGAGCAGCAGATTGCAACGAAGTTTAGCGGTAGCTCAAACTCGGGCAAGTTTATTCTTGCGTTCAACGATAACAAAGACCTTGCTGCAACGGTTGACCCTGTGCAGTTGTCGGATGCTGCGGAGCAATACCAATTCTTGAGTTCAGAGGCAACGCAGAAGATAATGGTTTCGCATCGTATTGTCAGCCCTATGCTATTGGGCATCAAGGACAATTCGGGATTAGGCAATAACGCTGATGAGCTGAAGACCGCTTCTACGCTTTTGGATAACCTTGTCATTCGCCCCAAGCAGGAGATTATTATTGACGGCATAGACCAAATCTTGGCCTACAACGACATCAGCCTAAACCTATACTTTAAGACACTCCAACCTTTGGAGTTCACCGAAACAGAGATAGAAGATGCAGAGGTTGTAGAAGAAGCAACAGGCGTTAAAACAGAAGATATTGAAACTGTACAAGTGAGCGAAGCCAACGAGGATTTAATCAAGAAGGATGCATCCTACAACGGAGCGCAGATTGCAAGCTCTTTGCAGATTATGCAGAGCGTAAAGGATGGTATTCTAACGGTAGACCAAGCCATCACGTTCTTGGTGCAGATGCTTCAGTTTGACCCCGATGTGGCAAAGGCTCTCTTTGCAGGGAACTCCTCTGCTATCATCTCACAGATGAAGGCACAGAAGAAGGTCAAATTTGCAAAGAAAGATGACCGCCCCTTCCTGCGTGATGAGCTTGCGGCAGAGTTGCTAATGAACATTGAGAGTCTTGGCGAAAGCGAGGAGGAGCTGATGCAGGACTTTGACCTAATCACGGCTGACATTGTTGAAGATGAGGGAGCAGAATACGATGTAGAGGCATACCTCAATTCACGCACCGACCTTGCAGCACAACAGGAGAGCGAGCAAGACACGGAGCGATACAAGGTGCGATACTTCTACGCTAAAGGCACACGCAAACAAGCTGAAGGCGAAAGCCGCCTGCTATGCCGCACCTTACTTTCGGCAGCCCGAGTCTACCGCAAGGAGGATGTTGAGGCATTGAGTTCAAAAGGCGGAGCGGAAGCACAAGGTGAGCAGTATAGCGTGTGGTTATTCAAAGGGGGAGCCAACTGCTACCATCGTTGGGAGCGTAGAATCTACCGCAAGAAGCTAACTAAAGAGGGCAAAATCTACGGAGGTGGCTCTTTGAACGGCACGGATATTATCAACGTGAACCAAGCCATTCGTATGGGATTCCGCCCCGAGAAGAATGACCCCCTCGTTGCTATCGCCCCTATTGAAACACCAACAAAAGGATATAAAAACTAAGATATGGCAACGGCATTATGGATTAAACGAGAGGACTTGGTTCGCAACACCGCGATAGGCGGTAACGTGGACACGGACAAGTTTATTCAGTTCATCAAGATAGCACAGGAGATACACATCCAAAACTACACAGGCACAAAGTTGTACGACAAGATCAGCAACGACATCATCGCCAATACTCTTGCCAACCCTTACTTGGCGTTGGTCAACGACTACTTGCAGCAAATGGTAATCCAATGGGCATTGGTGGAATATCTCCCCTTCGCAGCATACACTATCGGCAATGGTGGGGTGTTCAAGCACAACTCCGAAAATAGCACTACCGCAGAAAAGATAGAGGTTGACTATTTGGTCGGCAAGGCTCGCGACTTGGCGCAGTATTATACCGATAGGTTCATCACTTATATGAGCTACAACCAAGCCTCATTCCCCGAATACAATAGCAACAACAACGCTGACGTTTACCCCGATACTGACTCTAACTTCAGCTCTTGGGTGTTATGAGTGGTAAGAAACAGACCTACACTCCGAAGCGTAGCAACATTGTGAAGTTAAAGAGTTATTTAGACAATGGGAGTTCAAGGCGATTGGGGACAAGGAGCAGCAAACAATGACATCTATTGGGGTCAAGCAGCAGCAACGAATAGTATCTCTTGGGGTATGGTTCAGCCATTGTCTTATGGTCATCCTACAACAAACTTATACGGCAACAACGAGCAAGGTGCTTGGCAGTTGATAGAAGAAATTTGGAATACTTGGTCAACAACTTGGAATAATTAGAAATGGGAACAACATTAACGGGGACTACCCCACAGGACACATACGATAGCCTTATTAAGGTTACGGACAACGGGCCGATTAGCGGTACGGCTAAATACCTATCTGATGGCTTGGGCAATGATTCGGTTCTTGCTCTTTCTACGGCACGAGTTGGTGTCGGTACGGCTTCACCTAATCAAAGATTAGACATTCAAGGTTCTGAAACTACTGCTTATGCAGCTTCATCAGCTTCACTTATTGCTCCTGCGGGTGGTGTAAACCTAAACATTGGGAACACGGGTGCAGCAGGATACTCCGCTATCCGTTTTGTTTCTTTGAATGGCTCTAATGCTTTCGGGTATTTGGGATTTAATAATAATACGGGCAGCGTTGGAGGTTCTTTTGTAATTGGTCAGCGCACAGGTGGAGATGCTTATAGTGAGCAAATGCGCATCACCGACACAGGCAACGTAGGCATCGGCACGAGTGCGCCTTTGGAGAGATTGGTAGTTTCGGGCGGAGCAGTCCAAGTTACGGGGGCATTAAGTTCTCTTGACCGAGCATCATCTTCTGTTGTTGATTTTTTTAGTGGAAGTACACGCATTTTCAGCATTGGTGCTAATTCAGCAACTCACGGAAATATAACTTTTATCACTTCAACAACGACTACCAATTTAGAACGTGCAACTATCACTTCAGATGGCTACCTTCGTTTGACTTCTAATAGTGGCGGCATCCAATTCAACGGGGACACCGCAGCAGCCAACGCCCTTGATGACTACGAAGAAGGCACTTGGACTATTGGTGTATCGTTTGGTGGTGCGTCTGCGGGTATAACCTATGACGCTTCAACTTTGGCGACATATACTAAAATAGGAAGACAAGTAACGGTAAATGGTTTTGTCGCTCTAACAAACAAAGGAAGTTCTACGGGTTCGGCTCGTATTACGGGCTTACCTTTTACCATTGCAAATTCAAGTGCTTATTATAGTGCGGCAGCGATGCGATTACAATCCATCAATTTTGTAGGGCAATTTCAAGCCTATGGTTCTATAAATTCTACAACCGTTCTTTTGCAACAAACTACCACGTTAGGTATCAATACTGATATTACAGACACTGAATTTTCAAATAGTTCTCAAATAATGATATCTTTTACCTACTTCGTATAATAAATAAAACTAAACAAAATGATTGAAGAAGTAATCTACATCAGCGCATTCAACGTCAAATTAGACGGAACTATTGAAGTCCGCAAAACCACAGACGTCACCAAAGACGGAGCAGTAATCGCTTCATCTTATTGGCGCACCGTGCTTGCAGTTAACGACCCTGCTGCCGATGAGGTATTGGGAGTTGATGGCTACTACCGCACCCTTGCCAACGATGCTTGGGCAATGATTCCTGCACCCGTTGCAGAAGTTGTAGCCGAGTAAGTGGAACACCTACAACAACGGCTTGATGCATTAAAGCAGCAAGAGGCGAATCTACTAATGCAATTAGATGAGGTTCGTGTCTTGGTATCTGCATACGAGAACACCTTAAACAAAGATGACAAAGGAGAGTGCTGATAGCGTAATCACGTCTTGGTCTTTAACGGGAGCAGGACTTCTCGTAAGCTACGCCCATCAAATGTTGGGTTTAGCCGTACTTGTAACCTCACTTGCGTACACTCTTTGGAAGTGGCGAAGGGACTACAAGCGGGACAGAGGTGCTAATTGAGCGCATCTTCGGTAACCCGAAGACTACTCTACTTGGGCTGATAATCATCGGCCTTTGTTTTGTGCTTGTGTTTTACGAGAAGGCCACGCTCACGGAGGTGAGTGCGTTTATGATGGGTGCATTCGCCCTTATGTTTTTGAAAGACCCTAAAGATGGCAAAGCAACAGGCGGTAAGCCAACGAATAAGTAAGAGCAAGAAGCGAGGCAAGCATTCCAAGAGTGCATCTGCCAACAAAGCGAGTAAGAACTACTCCAAGCCCTACAAGAGTCAAGGGCGTTAAGATGTGCATTAAGGCGCACTTTACCTGTTAACGTACGTTTTATTGTACATTATGACTACAAATTGTGCAATTAAATATACATTAAGCAATATGCAAAAAGTGCAAAGTGTAAACTCAAATGCGCATAATGTGTAAAACAGACAACTTTTGATATTAAAAACGTGACCAAGAACTTCACCCTCGCAGAACTGACTGCTACAAAAACAGGGCTTCCTAACGCTTTACCCAAGCACTTGGAACCCAACCTCCGTGCGCTTGCAGAAAACGTCTTACAACCCACAAGAGACGCATTAGGTGCGGTGAAAGTAACGAGTGCATACCGCAGCCCTGCGGTGAATAGCAAAGTAGGAGGAGCAAAGACCTCGCAGCACGTACAGGCTCAAGCTGCTGACCTAAAGTTTGATGGTGGCAACGATGTTTTATTTCATTGGATAAAGGACAATTTAGACTTCGACCAACTCATTTGGGAATTTGGCTCTGATACTGCGCCATCGTGGGTTCACGTTAGTTACTCAAGTAGCAAGAACCGAAAACAAATCCTAAAAGCAGTAAGGCACAATGGCAAAACTAAATACCTCCTCTTTTGATGAATGGCTTAACAAACTTGAGGATGCCCCCCAACCGACTTGCAATGTGGACAATCCTGCTGACTGCGACTCTTGCGGCTCTTAGCAGTTGCGCTACTGTGAAACCCGTCCTTCAGAGTGTAATTGTAAGGGACACGGTAATTGTCACCAAGACAAAGTACCTAACCGACACGCTCGAACTGTTCAAGGACACGACAATCTACCAAGACAAGGTACGCCTTCAGCTTCAGTACATAGACCGAAAGGTGTACGTTGAGGCAACTTGCTTGCCCGATACCATCCGAGTGACTCAGACCAAGATTCTAACGAAGGAGAAGAAGCAGAGGGGATGGACTTTGGAGGGAGGAGCAGTTTTGCTTATGCTTATTTTGGTGGGTGGCTACATCGTAAAGCGTTGGGTAGATAAACTAACCGAGTAATTATACCCTTTAAGATACATTAGGGGCGTTTTAAGCGACTTTATATGCGAAAGGGTATAGTTCTATACCTTTATGTATTTGGATGCGTTAGAACGCAACTTCTTTCTTTTTCTTTGTTTAGTTTCTTTTTCTTTAAGTTGTTTGGTAAAGTTAAGAGTTGACTAACTACTAACTAATATCAACTTGAAAGTTGATTAAGTTAAGTAACTAAGTAAGTTAACTTGTAAAAAAAAAGGAATAAATTTGACATACGCAAGTACTTATGCTAATATGTAATGATTCTAAATAATGAATGACCACATCTACATTTATTGGGATGATGTACCTTTGGCTAATGACACCAAAGTACTACATCGGCAAGACGTTGAAGATAGAGGCGAAGGATGTGGTGATGGACTTCCAACCTGACAATTACAATCTTGGAACTGCCCTCACCTACCTAATGAGAGCAGGCAAGAAACCGCACAACCCTATCTGCGATGACATCAGAAAAGCCATCGCTCACCTAAATTTTGAACTTGAACGCCAAGATGAGCAGCAAACCATTAGCGCAACAAGCGAAGGAAGCCAAACAACAACAGGAAAATATGCAGTACTATACTAACCCTGCCAAACGCAGGAAGATAGACTTCATCCTTGAGGAGTGCGCTACGCTTATGGCTAACTGCGACTCGGACTACCAATCTCGCCAACAGGCGAAATACAAAGAGCAAGAGCTACTCGGTGAGATTGCCAAGATAGACCTGCACTTCGCCATCCAATGCGGATACCTTATCCCCGATAATTGACCTACAAGATTGTCGTGGGCAAGGTTCCAAGCCTCAACGCCTTCTACGCATCCAAACATTGGACTGCCCGTGTGAAGGCAAAGGAGTTGGTATCTAAAGAGGTGATGTCGCAGCTTGATAAATACGACCTGCAAGAGATAAAGGATGTCCACATCCATTGCAAGGTGAACTACCGATACGATATTGACAATGCCATTATGGCGGTGAAGTTTGCTCTTGACACATTCAAGACTTGGGGTGGCGTGAAGGATGATAGCCGAAAGTATGTGCATTCCTTAAAGTTGGTACACGATACGACAATTCCCAAAGACACGGCAGAAATTATTTTTAGTGGCGTGTTGGTCAATTCATAATTAGTTGTATATTTGGGTATAATTAAAAACCAATCATTATGCAACATTTATCTACTGAACGCCTACTTGAGTTTTACAACACATGGTCTGCGAAACTTGAAACTGCTACTACTCGAACGGACAAGAAGAACGCTCTTGGTATGAAAGAAATGTTTAGGCAAACGCTTTCTAATCGTAACATCAATATGTAAAACCAATCAGCATATGACTTTATCATTCTCATCAGACGTATACACCGAGATGGTGCAAGTGCAACAAGCACAAATCCAAGCACTACAAAACAAGGTACAAGAGCTTGAAGCTCGTATTGAGGTTTTGGAGCAGCAATCAATTCTATTTATCTAAAACCAATCTATTATGTCAAAAATTATTTCAATCACCCCAACAGGCCAATGGCAAGATTTATTCAAGCTTGAGGTTCGCTTTGACAATGGAGACTTCGGTACTGCCTTTGCCAAGTCACAAACCCCACCCTATGCCGTAGGCGAAGACGTGGAGTACACCAAGAATGAAAAGGGTACTGTTAAAATCCAACGAGCCAATGCTTTTGGTGGTGGTGGCTACACTCAGTCTGCACCATCCTCTCCTTCATTCGCTGCTAAGACAGATGACCGTTCCGCTTCTATCATCCGACAGGTTGCTCTAAAGTCTGCGGTTGAGTACGCTTGTGCTGCGCAACACGATGTCAACACCATCCTTGCCAACGCAGAGACCTTTAACGCTTGGATGACAGGCGCAAGTTCAGCTCCTGCATCACACACCGAGCATTTCGCAAATCGCAACGACCCTTTCTGATTGGTTTTTAATAGGTCGTTGTGTGAAGCCCCTCTACGGAGGGGTTTTTTTATGTCAATTATTTTGTTATATTTGCTCACCAATCAGAATCAATGATACATCCCGACTTACTATCTAACGAATCTTCGTTACCATATCTTCAACGCGCCCTCAAGGGCAAGTACTACGACACAGGCAAGCTCGGTGTTTATGAAGTAGACCAATACCTACGCCTGAAAGACGGTGAGTTCTGCGTAGTCGTAGGCCACGCTAACGTGGGCAAGACCCATACCCTGCTTTATCTGATGCTCTTGCAGTCGTATAACTTTGGCAAGAAGTGGCTGATATATTCGGCAGAGAACGAAGTGCCAAGCCTCAAGCGAAAGTTGATTGAGTTCCTCGTGTGCAAACCGATACAAGGCATAGATGAGGGGATGATGTTCCGCAAGCTTGACTTCATAAACGAGTACTTCCAATTCATAGACGGCAACAGGCTATTCACCGCCTTTGAACTTCTTGAGGTTATGAACTCCATCAAGAACGAATGGAACTACACAG